GTGATCCTTCACCAAGCGACTGCTTCCAGGGCGTTAAGCCCGGGACAGCAGCGCCCCTAACCAGAACTGGTTAGGGGACGCGCCCGCCATGGATGGGGTCCATAGCATCCACTTTCGCGCGAACTTTTCAAGCGAAAGAGTGTGACTACTCGAGACTCTGTCAGTTGCAGCATCAGAGGAACCTTGGTACCCCGCGTTATAGCGGAAATGCCAAAGCGTTAATCCCCTGACGTTACAATAACGTTTGATCCGCGTCTTCCTAACCAAGCCCATATAGGCCAGGCTTTGGAAGTTATTTTGTTTTGAGCGGAACAAACGGAGTACTTTCCACTCGTAACACGAATGGACGTCAATAATGACGCCCGCCGTGCTACTCTCAATAGGAGGAACCAAAGGCAGCCTATTATCATTAATAGTAGCTACGCAGAGATCCATCAGCCTACCGAGGGGCTTACAGATAGACACCAACCCATTTACGTTATGACACGTATTTGGTACATCCCATTCAGCCTCCGACCGGAGGTAGAAAGGAGTTATGAGGTTTCCCTCATAATAGTGCTTACCACAGGACTCCCTATAAGGGCCTTCTGTGAAAGACTTGTCGGTGTTAACCTTGAACCCAAAGAAAGTTAAGGCCTTAATAAGAAGCGGAGCGAGTTCCGTTTCTATGGTAATATCATCACCATAGACGTGGCATCGCTTACTCCCAACGGCCTCACACAAAGCACGGAAAATCAGCGTCTCTAAGGCAAATGTCGCTCCGTTTCCCATAGAGGAAAACTTAGCGTATTTGCCCGTTCTACCGCCAAGGCGGTAAAACGGAGACCGGTGCGAACACAGATATTTGTGCCAACTCATAGGTATGAGCCAGGCCACTGTGTTAAAAGCAACCGTATCTGAAGCCATTGAAAGGTCAATTGTGGCGAAATCGCCATGTATCGACCCGGATTTGGCATCTTCCTGATTTGCCGTCTGATCTGAAAGATCGGTTCGAAAACGTCTCAGTCGTCTCTTCACATAAGTGTCGAAAGCGAGCTGAAACGGCATTGAGCCCTCGGGCTCGGGTGCTACCGAACGATCGGTCTTCCAGTTCTTAGTCACAAACTCAACACGGTTCCAATTGACCACCCTAGTTTTTATGCAATAGCCATAAAATTCGGCTAAAGCTTTTATATAGGGTACGGTCCCTGGGTTGCAATCTATCCTTCCCTTAATCTTAAGGGGCGGAGTCGAAAGCTTCCGTGAGCGAGTGGCCGTCGCACCAGACGTTATCCTTAACAAGGAGGGAATCTCCTCTAGAAAGGGCTCAAACGGTCCAAGAACCTTCAGGATGAAGGCCTCGGCACGATCAATTATCTCCCTCAGTTCTGGACTCAAACGGTCCATATGAGTATAGAAATGATCGAGGCGTTTATTAGTGATTCGGCAAAGCATCTCGGCCTTATGAAAGGCTTTTGACGCCGCGTCCTCACAACGCACAGCTTCACGGAAAGTCGCATTCTTCTTAAAGAACGCTTCGATCTGTAAAGCAACCCGTGCAAGCTCGGTCCCACAATGTGGACCGAATAGCGCGCGTGTATCCGCAAGCTTTTCTAAGCTACGACTCCGGATCCATCCGGATAGTAACTGATACTTAGCAAGCGGTATCACTCTGGCGTTGTCGTCGATATACCGTTGACATATGTCATACGCATTGATCTGAGTTACCATGTGGTATACTCCCTTCTTTGGCGGAAATGACTCTGCTAGTCTGGTAGAACCGGACCAGCGTCGGTTGAAGCAGCTTCCGCTGCCTCAACCTCCTGTTGTGGCCCTCTCACGAGGGCCATGATTACCTCACGGTCAAGGCCGTCAATACCAAGTTTGGTAAGGACAATGGCCAAGGCCGCAAGAAGCAATCTACGCCTTGTCGCCTTCTTCATGAATTTACTTCACGAAGTTGGCAGACGAAACGGAAGAAGTCCATTCGTCCGACGCGACTATGTCGCGAAAGACGGCAAGGGCTGCCGTAACGTCAGCGTAGGTGCAATTCACAGGATAGCGAGCCACTACCTCGAAGGAGACCTTCTGCGGCAGTATCGTCCCAGACTCGTCAGTGCCAGAAATGACACGCAGCGAGTTTTCGGACATGACGGCGTTCCCTACGGGAACTTTTCGCTTTTGCAGGACCAACCTCGGGTCACTAACCGTGTGGCCAGTGTAGGTATAAGTCCGCGAATCGCCATTAGTGGCGAATTCAGTGAGGGCAGTAGTCATTGCTGCCATGGGTTTTCTCCTTTGGAGAGTTGGGTTAAGAAGACCGTAAGCGCGAGAGAAGTCGCCATTCTTTCCGTACACTTGCAAGGGCCAGAAGGTCCACAGCATGTATATTGGAAAGGGGCTTGTTCTTGAACGCTGGGGTCACCAGGATGCTAGTCGGTGAACGACTATAATTATACCGCTCGGCGTACCCGTTCTCGTCGAAAGACACGATCGTGTACCCCGGTTTAGGGTTTATTAGCTTACACGTTGCCGTTACCGGTGTGGAAGATTCCACTCCGATACTGGCTGTGCTGGCTGTAGCCCTGCGGATAAGCCTCGCCGTACTAATTGCATCACCAACGCTTCAAACCCAGTCCACGACAAAGCTATAGGGAACTAGTTCCCAAGCTGTCATGATAGGGTCAAAAGAGAAGGCTTGCGTACGGATTCTCGCCGCTACGCACCCGCGTACAGAATGGGAGGTCACCACTGAAGCATTAAAGCTCATAGTGCCAGCCGCCCAATCCTGTGTAGCAGAGCGTATTATTTGAGACGATCCCCCATCCATCGACCTGGTTTTACTCAGATCTCTGAATTGGTTACTCGTCTTTTGTAAGGCTTTGTGAAGATCTTGGACTGCGCCAATTGCTGGCGCCCATCCGTAACGACCCTCGAGCCATAAGCGAGAGAGTTCCCGCGGATCTCTTCGGCTTGCGACCGCGCGACCCCTCAAACGAGGGGACGCAAATGCCGCTACGCGCTTTGCAGCTCTGTTGACCATGCGAATCGTTTCCGGTGCCTCAGCCAAATTGGTTAAGACATCGAACTCATCGACTAGGCCAGCAGCAGCTGACTGAATAAGCGCGTTTGCTCCAGATGTGTCCGCAGAAGAGGCGTGACTTGTCATCTGCGTCTTGTACGAGATACCTATCTGACTGTAATTCTCGTCGATTTCATTCATGGATGCCGTTTTGCGGCGCATGGTAGTCGGCGATATTGTCCAGTTCAGAATCTCTTTGTTAAAGGCCGTATGGGCGAAAAAGAAGCCCCTAGCCTTCAACTGAGCGTACCCTCGTATACCCGAACCTGAAAAAGAACTCAGGCGGGCTCCAACAGCTGTCCTATTAGTGTACGTCGGGGATCCACCATTTTTGGTTTTCTTCGACGTCCAATTATAATCGGTGACTGTTGATGCAGATTTAGAATAATAAGTCACAATGTTATCCTCTCAACTAGCAAATCCAGCTAGGCGGATGCCTTTGGAACATACCTTTCGGTAAATCCTATCCCTCTCACACCACGTGAGACGGAGCTGGTACGATAGGTTTTCGATTACTCGAAACGTCTACCGTTATCGAGATGTCCCCCTTGCGGGG